TATAAAAGTTATCAATAACGATATGCGGATTCCATATCAAATTCAGCTGGCAGAGGTGGACGAGCTGGAAGGACCTGCTGCATTACGATCACCGCAGGGAAATGCTATAGTCGGCGGTATCGAGGTGAGCGATGCCGGCAAGCCGCTGTCGTATTACTTACGAAAAAATAGCTTTGAAACTTTCGTGCAATTGGAACCGGAACGTATCGAAGCGAAACGAGTTTATTTCTTGGCTGATCATAGCCGGCCAAGTGAAGTGCGGGAAATGACGCCGCTGGTCAGGACACTGGATAAAATTCACGACCTGGACGAATTTTTTGAGGCGGTGGCATTTAAGCAAAAAATAAATGCGGCAATAGCTGTATGGATTACCACCGCTAAAGATGCTGCGCCGACTGTGGGAAACTCTCTTGTAGCGACAGGCAGTGATAGCGGCAAAGCTGCAGGAAGTAAGCGTATCGTTCCCGGCTCGGTCAATAAATTAAAGCCAGGCGAGGATGTTAAAACACTAGTTCCTAGCGGGCAGAGCAGCGAACTCGCAGACTATAATCTGGCTATGCTGCGGCAAATTTCTGCGGGACATGGCCTGTCTTATGAAATGGTCAGCCGTGATGTTAGCCAGGTCAACTATTCCAGCGCCCGGCAAAATTTACTAGAAGACTGGAAGGTTTTTGAACAGGAGCAGCAGTTCTTGATAGACCACTTCCTGGATTTCGTGTTTGAGGATGTTGTGCTGTCTGCGATTTTATCTGGTAGGATTCCGGTGGATAAAGTACCGCGGGACTTTTACAAAAATACATCCAAATATTTAAAGCATGAATTTATAGGCCAGGGACTGCCGTGGATTGATCCATACAAAGAAGCCCTGGCAAACAAACTCATGCTAGAAACCGGTCAAACGAACCTCAAGGAAATTTTTGCCAAAAAGGGTAAAGATTGGGAAGAGGAACTTGACCAGGCTGCTAATGAAGCAGTAAAAAAATTAGCGGCTGGTATACAGCAGGAAGGAGAGAATAATGCCAAGTAAACTAAATGACGAACATTACCGTAATATGTCGCGTGATGAGCGTATGAATATTCCTCGTTGGCGTAGTGCGGCACTGGGACAGTTTAACGAAGAAAATCGTACTGTGGAGATGTCGTTCGCCAGCGAAACGCCTTGCCTTGACTGGTGGGG